AAACATGGCATACATAGGACAATCAATTAAAAACGGAACCTTCAGTGTCTTAGACACAAGTGGTAATACTTACAATGGTTCTAATGTAACATTCAGTTTAGGAACACAAGTAGGTTCTCCTGCACAGTTATTAGTATCTCATGATGGTGTGGTACAAAAACCGGGGACAGACTATACACTAGCCACAGGCGGTACACAGATTACATTTACTACAGCCCCTGCTAGTGGAGCGTCAATCTTTATTGTAGAAATATCTGGTGCAGTGGGTGGACCAATGAACAGAGATTTAAATGGTGAAGAGTTAATACTAGATGTCGATGGTGATTCTAGTTTTCATGCAGATACAGACGATCAAATAGATTTTAAGGCAGGTGGTACTGATGTTATGGTATTTACCGCAGCTAATACAAAATTTAATGTGGGTGCTTTTAACCCAGAGGCCACACTAACAGATGCCTCCACAATAGCTTGGAATGTATCTACACAACCTGTAGCTAAAGTAACACTAGCAGGTAACAGAACATTAGGAGCAGGAACAAATCCACAAACAGGACAGTTTGTATCTTTATTAATTATACAAGATGGTACAGGTTCAAGGACAGTTACCTTTAATGCAGCATATGAGTTTGTAGGAGATACAGCACCGACACTAACTGGAACTGCAAATAAAGGAGACCACTTTGTATTTAGATATAACGGAGCAAAATTTATAGAGGTAGGTAGAAGTCTTAACCTATCCTTATCATAGGAGTAAATATGTTTGCATTAGTAGAATCAGGAAGTATCACACAATTCCCTAAAGGTAATAAAGGAATTACAATTGGAGATAATCAATATCCACAAACTATTTACACTTTATGGACTGAAGCAGAAAGAAATGCTATTGGTGTTTATACTGTAGAAATAGATGAGACAAACAGAAAAGATGAAAAGTTTTATATTAATACAAATATTACTTATGCATTTGGTAGTGGTAAAGTAACAGGTAGTTATGGAACAGCAACTGCTAAAGCTATTGCAGACTCTTTATATACTTCACAAGATAAAACAGACGGATTAATTCCTAGTGATAAAGATGTAGGTGATGTTAAAGTACAAGGTTTAAAATCTATATACAAAAATCAATTTAATGCACAAGCCGCAGAACTATTAGCTAAAACAGATTGGTATGTTATTAAAGCTGCAGATGTTGGTAGTTATTCTGTACCTAGTAATATTACAACATACAGAGCAGCAGTCAGAACAAAAGTCAATGCTATGGAAACATCTATAGATGGATGTTCAGATGTAGCCACACTAATAACTTTACTAACTTACACTACAGATAGTGAGGGAGTTACATCAAGACCCCTAGGCGAGTTTCCAGACGAGGTAGTATAATATGGGTGTTACGATACCTAGTGCTGCAGGTGAAGTTCTAGAACTTTATGATATAAGTAACTCTCTTAGAATTAATGCAGGGGATAGTGCATATTTAAGTAGAACACAAACAGCAGGAAATCAAAGAACTTTTACAGCTAGTGTGTGGGTAAAAAGGTCAAGACTAAATGACAGACAAGCAATCTTTTCAGCATCAGCAGATGGTAGTAATGAATGTTTTATTTGGTTTGACACAAATGACGAATTATTTGTAAAAGAAAATACATCTGGTAGCACAAATTTTGAAATTAGAACAAATAGAAAATTTAGAGACCCTAGTGCTTGGTATCATATTGTTGTAGCTTATGACACTACTGAGTCAACAGCAGGAGATAGAGTAAGAATTTATGTTAATGGTGTTGAAGAAACATCTTTTGCAAATGAAACACAACCAGACCAAAACTTTCAAACTAAATTTAATAAAAATTCTCAAGCAGCAAATATAGGCAGAATGAATTATGGTTCAGAATATTTTGGTGGGTATCTGACTGAAATACATTGGGTAGATGGTTCACAACTTACACCCACATCTTTTGGAAAGTTTGATGACAATGGAGTTTGGATTCCAAAAAGATATACAGGAACATATGGTACTAATGGATATCATTTAGAGTTTAAACAAACAGGAACAAGTCAAAACTCTAGTGGTATAGGTGCAGATACATCAGGCAATGATAATCATTTTGCAGTAACTAATCTTGCAGCTACAGATATAACAGAAGATACTTGTACTAATAATTTTGCTACATTGAATCCTTTAGATAGAGCAGTTGAAAACGCTTCTGGAGGTATAACATTATCAGAAGGTAATTGTAAAAGTGTTGGAGCTAATGGTGGTAATAGAAGTAGAGCACAATCTACGATAGGATTTAGCTCTGGTAAGTGGTATGCAGAATTTAAAATTGTAAATGGTAATGACCACAAAACACAAATAGGCATGGTTGACGAAGTTCAAAGCACAACTAATCATGGTGGTGTTAATGCAGGAGTCGAGTATAGACCTAACGATGATTACATTTATAGTTTTACTAACGGCAGTGAAAATTCTAATCAAGGAAGTTTAACAGGTGTATCTAATAATGATATAGTTGGAGTAGCTATTAATGCAGATACTTCACCTCCTTCTATACAATTTTATTTAAATGGTAGCACACAAGGCAGTGCTGTGACATACCCAAACACAGGAAGTATATATTTTTTCTTTTCAAGAGATGGTAGTGACAGTGGTAATGATGAGCCAGAAGTATTATGTAACTTTGGCAATCCTCCTTATACAATTTCAAGTAGTAATAATGATGGCAAGTATGGTAACTTTGAATATGCACCACCATCAGGATATTATGCATTATGTACTAAAAGATTAGCGGAGTTTGGATAATGGCTTATACAACAATAGACGACCCTTCAGCATTTTTTACAACCACCTTATATACAGGTAATGCAACTGATAATAGGGCAATAACTAATAGTGCTAACGCAGGTAATTTTCAACCAGATTGGTTATGGTATAAAGAAAGGTCTAGTACATCTTCACATAGAATATTTGATAGTTCAAGAGGTGCTTCTAAAAGAATTGAGCCAGATACAAATACAGGAGAGGAAACTGATACATCAAATCAAAAAAGTTTTGATAGTAATGGTTTTACAGTTGGCACAAGTGGTTCTACAAATGCCAATGGCGATACTTATGTAGCATGGCAATGGAAAGCTAATGGGGGGACAACTACATCTTTTAATGAAAGTGGTAATAACCCTGCAGGTGCACATCAAGCTAATACTACAGCAGGATTTAGTATTGTAACTTATACAGGAACAGGAGGTAACGGAACTGTTGCACATGGATTAGGTGCTAAGCCCAATGTAATGCTTCAAAAAAAACTTGGTGGTGCTGCTTCATGGGTAGTGTATCACGATAAAATTGCCTCTGACCCTGCAACAGATTATTTAGAATTAAATGGAACTATTGGAGCTGTTGATTATGCTACTCACTTTAATGATACAGAGCCAACTTCTACTGTATTTACTGTAGGCACTGATGGTGCTGTAAATGGTGATGGTGTAACAAATGTAATGTATTGCTTCACAGAAATAAAAGGCTACTCAAAGTTTGGTTCCTATACAGGTAATGGGGCACAGGATGGAACATTTGTTTATACAGGATTTAAACCTGCTTGGATATTAATAAAAAGAACTGATACTAATGGAAAAAATTGGTATATAGCAGATAGCACTAGGTCACCTAGTAATATAACTAAAGCATTTTTATCCCCTAATTTAAATAGTGCTGAAGATACATCTGGTGATGCTACTGATGCTTATTTTGATATTTTAAGTAATGGTTTTAAATTAAGACAAGACTTTAGTCATTTAAACGCAAGTGGTGCTACACATATCTACATGGCATTTGCAGAACATCCATTTGTAAGTAGTAAAGGAGTGCCGACAACGGCAAGATAGATGTTAGGACACGGCACAATATCAGAGTTTTCATTAGCCTCAGTCAGAGGGAGTGGAGTACAAAACGTAGGATCTCCTTTTATTAGTGGACTTTCTTTTAGCGCTAGTGTTGATGATTTAGGATCTGTAACAGGAGCTGCAACATTTGCAGTTACTACCGCAGGAGCACCAAGCTTTACAATAGGTACTGAAACTGTAACAGCAAGTGCTAATGTTACTACTAGCACTGCAGGTCAAATTACTATAGGATTAGGCGATGAAACTGCCTTTGGTGAGGCATTTCAAAATATTATTAATTTTAGTGTGGGTACACCTAACTTCTTTATTTGGAATGAAGTTGATGATTCACAAACAGTTACCTGGATTGATGTGGAGCCAGGTTCAACAGATTAGGAGTAAAACATGGCATCATCATATTCAAGTTCCCTTAATCTAGAGTTACAAGCCACAGGTGAAAACTCTGGAACCTGGGGTAATATTACAAACAATAATTTACAAAAAGTAGAATCTGCAATTAAAGGTTATGTGTCTATAGCACTTGCTAGCACAACAGATTCACTAACAGCTACAGACGGCACTACCGCAGACGAACAAAGTAACGCAATCATAAAATTAACAGGAACATTGACAGGTAATACTACCATGCAATGTGAAGCCGTAGAGACTTGGTACATTGTTGATAATGCAACAAGTATGAGTACACACACTCTCGGTTTTAAACCTGCGGGTGGTACAGCAACTAATCTTGTAGCAGGATCTAAGCACATACTTTACTCTGATGGTTCTACAATGTTTGATGTCTTGAACGATGCAGGAAATATCAAGGCCAACGGAACACTGACAGTATCAGGTAACACTTCACTAGATGGTGGTACTTTTGTTTTCAATGAATCTAGTGCTGACCTAGACTTTCGTATTGAAGGTAATGGTGATGCAAACTTATTCTTTACAGATGCAGGTAATGATCGTGTTGGTATCAAAACAGCATCTCCTTCTACAGAATTACATGTTGTAGGTGGTATCAAAGCAACAGGTGGTATTGATTTTGATGGTGGTGGATTTGTATTTAACGAATCTAGTGCCTCTGTTGATTTTAGAGCAGAAACAAATACTTTAACACATGCTTTCTTTATTGACGGATCAGCAGATAAAATTGGTTTTGGTACAAGCACACCGGCTAACGCTAGTGTAGAAATCAACCAAGCTAATTCTTCTGGTGCTATCGCTTGTTTGTCTTTAGATCAAGATGATCAAGATCAAGAATTTTTATACTTTGAGGGAACCTCAGCTAGTGATAGTAGTGCTAGTTTATCTTCTTCAACTGCTGAAGCTAGTAGTAAAGCAGGAGCAATAAGAGTCAATATAAATGGAACAGATCGCTGGATCAGATTTTATGAAACAGCAATATAGGAGCTACAATGCCTTTAACAAAACTGCAAATAGCACCTGGTATAGATAAACAAAATACCGAGTATGGTGCAGAAGGACGTTGGGTAGATTGTGATAATGTTCGTTTTAGATATGGACTACCTGAAAAAATTGGAGGTTGGGAAAAAGTAACTAGTGATGCACTCGTTGGTGCAACAAGAGCTATCCTAACTTACTCTGGTCTTGATGGTGTTAAATATGCTATTTATGGCACCAATAAAAAACTTTACGCTTATTCAGAAAATAACTATGCCGACATAACTCCTATTCGTGCTACAGGCACAGGTAACATTACACAATTTGCAACAACAAACGGTAGCACTACAGTTACAGTTACTGACTCTAGTCATGGTGCTTTAATCGGTGACTTTGTAACTATTGCAAGTGTGAGTGGTGCAGTAGGTGGTATTAGTGCAGCTAATCTTGAAGGAGAGTTTGAAATACTTACTGTCCCTGATGCTAATACATTTACTATTGAAGCAAAAGCTGCGGCTAGCTCTGATGCTACAGGGGCCACGGCCAACGGAACATATCAAATTAATACAGGATCTGCTGTATCTTTATTTGGTTATGGTTGGGGTGCAGGTACATGGGGAGCATCTACCTGGAACTCTACAAGATCTGGTCTTACAGGTGGACAAGGTGTGCTCTTAGAATCTTCTAAATGGGCTTTGGACAACTGGGGTGAAGATGCTCTAGCTTTACAATTTAATGGTGGATTGTTTTATTGGGATACTTCTGCAGGATTATCTTCTAATAGAGCAGCAGTAACAAATGTTTCTAATGCACCTACAAAAACTAGATTTATGTTAGTTTCAGGTGACGACAGACATGTNATTTGTTTTGGTACAGAAACAACTATAGGAACCTCATCTACTCAAGATAACATGTTTATAAGATGGTCTGGTCAAGAAGCTGAGAATGTTTGGACACCTACAGCAACTAATACAGCAGGATCAAAAAGATTAGTAGATGGTAATTTTATACAAACTGCCGTTAGATCTAGAGGTGCTGTGTTAATATGGACAGACACTGCTTTGTATCAAATGCAGTTTATTGGTCCACCTTTTACATTTGGATTTAATCAATTAGGTTCTGCTTGTGGATGTATTGGTTTACATGCTGCGGTAGATGTAGGTGGTATATCTTTTTGGATGGGCACTGACTCATTCTTCTTATTTGATGGTGCCGTGCAAAAGATACCTTGCACAGTGCAGGATTACGTTTTTGATGACTTAAATCAAAATGCAAAACAAGACATATTCTGTGCAGCAAACACTGACTTCAACGAAGTAATGTGGTTTTATCCTTCTCTTAACTCTAGTCAAATTGACAGAGTGGTAGTATTTAATTATGCAGAAAATCTTTGGTATGTAGGAACATTAGCTAGAAGTTCTTGGGCTGATAGAGGTACATATGATAATCCTTATGCGGCTGAGTTTGAGGCTTCTGATACAACTGCAACTATCTCTACAATTACAGGACTAAAAGCAGGTAGAACTTTTATCTATGCTCATGAAGTAGGATCTAATGATGATGGAGCTGCTATGTCAGCACACATAGAATCAGGTGACGTAGACATTGCAGACGGTGATCAATTTATGTCTATTGGTAGAATTATACCAGACTTCAAAGGACAGTCAGGCACAGTAGATCTAACAATTAAAACTAGGCCTTATCCTACAGAAACACAAACTACACATGGATCTTTTAATATTACAACATCAACAACTAAAAAAGATACAAGAATTAGAGGTAGACAAGTTGCTGTTAGAGTTGCTAGTGATGCAGTAGATGATAATTGGAGATATGGTACACTTCGATTAGATATTAAACCTGATGGAATGAGAGGTAAGTAATGTCAAAAATACAAATACCTAGATTACCTCAAGCATCTAAAGAATACAGTCAGCAACAACAAAATACTCTAATACAAACATTAGAACAGTTAATATTTTTGTTGAACAACACATATACACCTGAAACATTACGTGATGATGAAGAAAGAATAACCTGGTTTTTATCTTAAATGGCTAATACATATACAAATTATAAAGCAGTTTTAGCAAACACAAATTTGACAACACTGTATACAGTACCAGCAGAAACAACTGCCATCATAAAATCAATACATGTGGCAAATGTAGATACTTCTAATGATTGTGAAATATCTTTGTTTCTAGTAGATACNGATAGCACTAGTTTTACCTTACAAAAGAGCAGAGATATAGAAAAAGGCACCACACAGGAGTTATTAGCTGCAGGTAATAGTAGTCAATTTTCATCAGATTCTCATACTTCTTCTGCTACACCATTAGTAGCAAAGGAGTCAGAAATAGTTAAAATACAAGCTGAAAACGCTAACGATTTGCATGTTGTACTTAGCGTTTTAGAGATAACATAATGTATTGCAAAAGGAGTTATAAATGAGTATAAAAGAAGATACAACCGTGGTCGCTGGGAAGAAGGTTCCTAACGTTATAGATGTCGAAGCTAACACAACTATAAAGCACGCCAAAACAGGGAAGGTTTACACTTCAGAAGAAGATGCTAAATCAGATGTCAATGACCCTGCTACCGATACAACAGAGAACGATATTGAACGTGATGTTGCTATCAAGGTCAATAAATTGCCTGATATATTTGGAGGATCAAATTAACTATGACTCAAGGACTTGAAGTTTTTAAAGATCAAGTATCTAAAATTGCTGATTTAGGAAGATATGAAGACACGTACATCGCACACGTCGCTGAAGGCGAAACTGTTGTGCCAATGGATGTATTGGATGCTAACCCTCAACTAAAAGCTTTATTGTTTAATCAAATGTTAGGTATGGGTATTGACCCTGAACGTTACATTGTTGGTAACGAACTTAACTCTATAAATCCTATTACAGGACAACCTGAATTTTTTCTTAAAAAGATATTTAAAAGTGCAAAGAAAGCACTTAAAAAAATAGCACCCTACGCAGGCACTATTGCAGGAATCATGGGCCTCGGCCCAGGGTATGCAGCTTTGATTGGTGCAGGTGCACCTTTATTAGCAGGTGAAGATGCAGGATCAGTTCTTGCAGGAGGTATTGGTGGTTATGGTGCAGGTAAAGCATTTGGTCAAAGTGCATTGGGTAAAAAATTGCCATTTCAGGATTTATTAAATAAAAATCCTAAACAATACGCTTTTGCAAAAGGTAATGATATTCCTAGTGCTTTTAATCAAATAAAAACTAATTTAGGGTTTAAAAATCCTGCTGAGCTTCAAGCAGAGCAATTTGAAAAAATAGGATTAAAAGGTAAATCTAAAATGGATATTTTAAATGATCCTGCATTATTAGAAAAATATAAAAATGCTAAAGACTTAGGTTTTATTACTGATCCTAAAAGTGGATTACCAGGTGGAGCTTTAACTGCTACATTAGCACCTATGGCTCTTGGTGCAATAGGTCAATTTTTTGACAAAGACGAAGATTCAAAATTAGATGATAGTTTTTATAGTATATCACCACAGAATCCTTTCATGTATCAAGGAGCAACAATACAACGTTCTGCAAGTGGGGGTATGATGAGAGATCCAATGGAATATGAAGATGCTTATGCAGATGGAGGCCTTTCAAGTTTAGAAGAGTTTCCAAGAATGAATGGTCAGATCTCAGGACCAGGTGGACCTAAAGATGATTTAGTCCCTGCGATGCTAAGTGATGGAGAGTTTGTAATGACTGCAAAAGCAGTAGAAAATGCAGGAGGGCCACAAGCCATGTACAATTTAATGAACAGATTAGACCCTGAGTCATCAACAGGAATGGGAGTAGCATAATGGCTGAAGAAATAGTTAATTATCAAAGACTTGCTCCTTATATTGAAGAAAGAGGTAAACAATTACTAGGAGCCACTTTTGGTGATCCCAATGCTGTTAAACAGCCAGGTGAGTCAGAAGCAGACTTTCAAGTAAGAAAACAAGGTAGAGCTGCGATAGCTCAAATGGTTCCTGCATTTCAAGTACAAGGATTAACAGGTCAGCAACAACAAGCCATGAACATGGCTAGTCAAGGTATTGGTCAATATCAACCTTACTTAGATCAAGCTGCAAGCACTATAGGTCAAGGTGTATCAAGTTTAGCAGGAGCAAGAGGAATGTTTGCTCCAACCGCAGAAGGTATTCAATCTTACATGGATCCTTATCAACAGAATGTAACACAAAATGCTTTAGCAGAATTAGATAGACAAGCTATGTTACAACAACAAGGTATAAGCGCACAGCAAGTAGGTGCAGGTGCCTTTGGAACAGAGCGTGCAGGTATACAACAAGCAGAGCTAGGTAGAAACCTACAAGATATAAAATCTAAAAGAATTTTTGAAGACTTATCAAGAAACTTTCAACAAGCACAGCAAACAGCACAACAATCTTTTGAAGCACAGCAAGGAAGACAAGCTAATGTTGGACAAATGTTGGGACAACTTGGTGGTCAACAAGCAGGTATCGGTCAACTAGCACAAAACTTATATGGACAAGATGTAACAAATCTCTTGACATCAGGAGCTTTAGGTCAATCACAAGGTCAAAACGTACTAGAGGCACAAAGACAAACACAACTATTACAAAACCAAGAGCCTTTTCAAAGACTATCATTTGCTTCTGGTATCTTAACAGGTACACCTGCTTCACAAATGACTGTTCAACAGCAACCTTCAACCAATCCATTCTTACAGGTTGCAGGGTTAGGGATCATGGGCCTCGGAGCATACAAAGGATTTGATACCACAGGAGCTAGTGCATTAGTCGGTCAGAGATAATGAGCGTATTAGATCGTAAATTATTTAGAGGAGTCGCTAGACTAAAACATGGCGGTAGTCCTAACGTTGATCACGAAACAGGTTTTTTAAAAAGTCCTAGTGTAGGCAGTGTTACTGATAGCATGAGAGCTTTTGAGCCTTTTATAGAAGAATTTACAGATAAAATTTATCCTCAAAAAACTGATGAAACTTTAAGAGAAGAAGCAAAAAATATTTTTGATACTGACTTTTCAGGACAGCGTGCTTTAATTGAAGAACAAAAACGTGAAGACGTTGCTAGTTCTTTAATTAGTTTCGGTGCTAGATTAGCAGGAGGCCGAGGTAAATCACTAGATATTCTAGCATCTGCCGCGGCTCAAACAGTTCCTGAACTTGCAGCTATGAGAAGAGCTACAAGAAAAGATGAATCACTATTGGTGCAACAAGAACAACAAGCTGATAAACAAATAGCTAAATATGTTCTTGATCAAAAACAACAAAATGCACTAAACAAAGCTAATGCTTACTCTTCTTTTGTATTTGAAAATTTAGGATTTCTACATGATGTAGAATTAAAGAAAAAACAACAACAATTAGATAATGAAACTACTGTAAATAATCAATTTAATACAGAAACAAATCAGTTTGAACAAATAACAATGCAAACATTGTTAGATGACCTAGCAAAACCTAGAGATCAAAGAGTTTATAAAGAAGACGATAGCTTTGATAAACCTTTTTTAGCCTGGGATGATGAGTGGGGATCTAATAGATACTTTAATACCAAAAGTGATTGGACAGAAGCTACTGAAAAAGATCCTAAACGATATAGTCAAGCTAGAACAATGGCCGATATGAATCCTGTTAAAAAATTACAATACGCTAGTTACAAAGATCCTAAATCAGGAGCCACGATTGAACAACCTGTAAGAGTTATGAAAGACGGAAGATATCAAATTATTCAAATGAAAGAAGACGGATCAGGACCTCTTTTAGATGCACTAGGTAAAGTGATGTGGGAGTATGCAGGTGCTACAACTGCAACCATAGCACCTAGAACAGATGTTGAAACAACAGAAATAGGATTAGGTAAATCTAAAATGCAATTAGAAATATTTGCAGGTATACAACAATTTGACGCAAGTCTTGATGCTATTGATACAGTTATGAGAAACTTGACTGACAAGAAAACAAGAGCTGGTATTGTTGGTACTCTTTTTGAAGCAGGTCAAAAACTCGAAGGTATGGTCAGTGACTTGTTTTCTGTTACTGATGGTAATGCTCTTGTTGATTTTGTTAAAGAAGATCTTGCATCAAACTCTATGCCTGCATCTATAAAAGATGCTGTTCTTAATCCCAACAGTGAGTTTAACAGTGGGTTTTTTGATGATTTAGGATCATCAATTTATGGACAGGGATTTGATCCTGCATTTGCTGAAAATAGAGTTCTTGTTAATGCCATAGCTTATTCTGTTGCTAGAGCACGTAAAAAAACAGGTCGATTAAACTTAGATGATGTTAGAAATGCTAGAGAGAGTTTAACATTAGGCGGATTTACAAGTGCTGATACAGTTTTAGCTGGATTAACTGCAGTAAGAAGAGAATTATATACAGCTAATGAAGCGTTAAAAATACAGTACACTTCTGAAATGGTAGGAGGAACATACCCTTCAAGTTACATGGGTCACGTACCTTTTAATGCAGATAGTTTTCCTTCTGTTGGATATGATGCGGATGGAAATCTTCAATTAAAAATTAAAGGATTAGGAACAGAAGTAGAGAACTAATGGAAACAAAAGTACAAAGCATATACGGAGATGCCTACAAAAAATGGCTAGAAAAAAATTATCCTGATCAATACGAAAGTAAATATGGTAAGAAGAAACCTGAGTCTAAATTAAAAAAGTTTGCTAAAAGAGCAGGACTAGTAGGAATAGTATATGAATTAGGTAAAGAAGTTCTAAAATTAGAGAATGCAGGAGAAGGATCTACAATTGATCCTTATGATATTGAATCAAGAGAAGTTATAAGAAGAAGAGTTATTGAAGATAATATTCCAAAATTATCTTATGATGAAAAAGGTAAAATGATTTATACAGCAGGTAAAAATGTAAATCTTAAAGATTATTTACCTTATAAAAAGCAAATTAAAAAAAGTACTCCTGACGCACCTGGCGGAGAAGAAGTACAGGGTCTAGATTATGTATGGAAAGATCCTTTAGATGATCAGTATGGTTCTATAGAACATTTTGATGATGCAGATAAATATCAATTAACAGAATTTGGATATGTAAAAAAATCTTTATTGAAAGATCCTATTTACAAAAGAGTGGCAAAGGACATAGCAAGTGATATCAAAACAGCCGTATCTTATGTACCCCCTGAAATAAGAAAACAAGTTAAAACAGTGAAAGACGCTTTAGTTTATACAGCGACAGGTGGGAGGTATTAATGGAATTTTGGAGTTACAATGAACATTTTGGTCCTGGAGAACAGTGGGATGCTCAATATGGCAAAGGCTTTTCACAAGCTTTAATAGATATGTATGGTAAGGAAGATCTTATTATAGAAGTTCCTGATAAAACACAGTTTTTAAATTCACTAAATGCTGAGGGTGAAGCTAGAGAGTTAGATAAAGTTCTTGCAGAACAAGATATATTACTACAAGTCATAGAACAAATTAGAAGTAACGCTGGTATATCAGGTAGACCTTTGAATGCAATGTCCGATGAAGATTTAGAGTTTCAACAAAAAATCTATCAACAAATGCTTATAGCAGAAAAAGAACAAAGGATGATAGACGATCCTATTAAAGTTCTTACAAGCGATTGGCAAAGAAAATATGAAAATGATAAAAGAAATATTACAACTTTTTTTACAGGCCAAGGAACTGAAGATGAAAAAGGTATATTAGGAACTACGATTGATTTTATTCAAGGTGAACAAGGATTAGATGCTTATGCTCAACTTGTTGGAGATAGTGTAGCGGGTGTAGCATCAACTGCAGTAGATATTATGCCTGAAATAAACAAATCTAATGTGTCTATAGCAGGAGAGTTTTTAGGTAATGTTCCTTTATATTTTTGGGACAGAAAATATATTCGTAACGCCATAATGGATCCCAAGAAATATCCAATGGACGCAGGTAAATTAACCTTAACCGCAGGAGCGGGTGCTTATACTGCCGCAACAGCTTATGATTATATTTCTAATCAAATAAGAGCAAAAGAAGGTTTACCTGATCCAAGGTTTAGTCAAGATCCTATGCTTGTAAATTTTCAATCAGGTATAGATGCTATGGTATTTACAGGTGGAGCGGCAGGACTTGACGCTGCTTTTAGAGCTACTAAAAACATAGCTAGATTTGCTTATGGTGTCAAAGAAGGTAAAGATTCAGGCGACTTGGCTAAAGTTATCTTAGATAGAAAAGCACCTTTTGGTATTGCTAACGTTTCTGATAATTCTTGGGCACAATGGTATGGTAGAGTTTTAGGTGTTTTTCCTTTTGTGGGTACTCCTATAAGAAAGGCAAAGGCAACACAAGCCTGGTGGTCTGATCAACAATTAGCTGCAAGCTTAAATGAATTAGCTCCAATAGCAACAGCCATGGACGCTGGTGTATTTTTAACCAAAGAAGCTCAAGATAAATTTGGAACATGGGCAGGATTAAATGCTCAGTTTTATGAAGATTTTTTTGCAAGAGCAAGAGCTTTGGATGATGTCATACCTTCTACAGGACCTTACGCTAGTCAAAAACAAGGTTATATTCCTACTTTTAGAATAAGATCATTAGCATCAGAAGTTCTTGAACAACAAAAAAGAGGGAAGGTACGACTTCAAAATTACGAAGAGGGACTTCCTGATGAAATAGGAGGGTTACAAACAGCTAGTAACTTTGAAAAATTTTTAGTGAACTTAGCAAGAACACCTGAGTATATTAATGCTGAACAGTATAGATCAATGGAAAGACAATTTAACTCGTTATGGGGTGAGTATGTACAAACAGTAGGTGTTAAAGATGGTGATGCTATAGCAGGTCAAGCACATCAATTTAAAAAAGCTATGAAAGAAGATTTCAATACCACTCAGGAATGGAAAACTTTTGATGATGAAGTTATCATGGCACAGATGAATCAAGTAAAAGATTCTCTTTCAAGGGCTAATGAAAACTTTATTAAAATGGCTAATCAATACGATACACCTGTAGCACAGGTATTTAAATTAGTAGATCAAAATATGTTTGCCGCAGGAGCAGTTGCAAAACCAGGAATGCTTTATGCTGATCAACTTGCTAATCAAGTATTTGATACATTTTATACAAGACCAAGTGCCCTGGCTATGAAAGATTTATCAAGCATAATTAAAAGAAATTTTGATAATCCTGGTGAGGATGCCATTAACAATGCAGCTCGAACTTATATTACTAAAGCTTGGAATGATTCTTCTGATGTTATTGCTTACAATAAAAAAACAGGAGCTGTTGAAAAGTATAAAATTCAACAAAAACAATTTGATGCACAAACAGGAACTAAAACAACTAGTTCTGATATTATGAATGTTAATGTGTTTAATCCTCAAAAATTAAAAGACAAACTTAAAATGGGAACTAGAGATGGTGATCAATTTTTAGAAGCTATGTTTGCAGAAACACTTGGTAAAGACGGTAAAAAAATTGGTATTAAAGGAGCAAAAGCACATTTACAACAAATTAATGAATTACTTGATTTAGCTCAAATAGGATATGAAACTAAGATACCACAAACTGCTCAATTCGTAGCTCGTCGTGCTGTGTTAGCAGGTGTAGGTGGTCTGTCAGGGGCTTTTCTTGCATCAAACGTGGCCTTCGGACCTGTTGGTGGATTAGGACTAGCTCTTCTTGCTCGTCATCAAGCTAAAATTTTATCTGATCCTCAAGCTCTTAAAAATTTAATGGCAGGTATGTTTAACACTGACATAAACTCTACTATGAGAAAAGCTAACATGGTACGTGCCGCAAGAATCGTATTAGGAGATGAGCCTGATGTACCTGAAAACTTAGATTTTGATGATATTGATAGTTTAACTCAATACTTATTAGGTAAGCCTTATCAACTTACAAAAACAAATGCAGGTATTTCTCCTGCACCTGGTGCACCTCAAGAGCTAAAAACTTTTGAACCTCGATTTCCTCAAGAGAATCCTCCTGAAAAAGGACCTGAACAAATTAAATTAGAAGAGATGCAAAATTCAAAGAACGTATCAGGAGAGATTAAAACTCAACCTGTAGCAAGTAGAATGTCGTCTCCTATTAGACCTATAGGTGGACCTACAAGAGGTCAGTTGAATCCTAATCAACGTGCAGCTTTGGCAAGTGGTAATATATACGGAGCAATTGCAACAGCTAAACGTGGCGGTATAATCTATAATAAAGGTATTATGAGTATACCAGGAAGGAGAAGACCCTAATGGCACCACCAAACAGAAGTTTTTTTGGAGGAATAAACACTAACAAGAAGAAATCTACAGCTAGAAAACCTGTCAGAAGCAAACCTAAAGGTAAGCCTAAAGGTGGAAAAGGTAAAAGTGCAAGTAAATCAACTATTAGTAAAGTTATGAAAGCTGCAAAAGATGCAAGAAATGCAGGACTAGCAGGATCATCTTTACCTAATACTTTTAGTGATTTAATGAAAGAAGAAAAAAAGAGTCAAGTAAAATATGATAGAGGTGCAGATTTTGAAAAATATTTAGAAAAAGCGAAACCTTATCAAGAAGGATTAGACGCCGGTGCTAAAGTTGTCGAAGGACCTGATGGTATCGAAAGATTACAGTTTTCAGGTTTAGATGAACCTGTTTACGATAAAGAGGGGAGACAAATATTGTCTATGCAACTTCCCAATGTCAATGCTAAAGCACCTTCAGGTATGGAACTACTACGTGACATGGGAAGAACTTTTTCAGGTTATAATGAATTGTCTTATGATCCTGATGCTGTGGGAACACCTTCTACAACAGGAGGTACAATAGTTAGAAACGAAGGCCTTGGTCAATATTTAATGCCTGGTTCAATCAGTATGGAACTTCTAAAAAACTTAGGCACAGGAGTAAGAGATTATTTTTCACCTAATCCTAACATGGGTGATATATCTTATATACCTTTAACAACAACAGAAAAAAAAGCTATGGTAAGAACTCCTAGTTACAGGGCACAACAAAATCAAAATACACCTGATCCTGTATCCTTTAGACAAAACACTAATGAACCTGATCCTGTAGCACCTGATCCTGGCTCAGAGAACACGGATCCTGATCCTCAACAAACTATAGACACCACTGATCTAATTACATATTATGATCCTATTCAAAAAAAATATGTATCAGGAACTTTTACAGACTATCGACCTTTTGCTCAAGTAAAAGACGGAGGTATTATGAATGCAGCAGTAGGTAAATTTGTAAGTGCAGGTAATGCTATGAAAGACACCATAATAGATGCTATCAGAAGATCTGTTGCTAATGGTAAAATGAGTCCAGAAGCAGGTGAAAGAGCGATTAGACAAATAGAATTAGGACCGCAACCTAAACAACAAGATTTATTTAAATATGAAGGTGGTATCATACAAAACTTTGCAAATGGTGATGAAGTAAGTGTGCCTGATCTTAATATGTTTAACCCCTCAGGTACAAATCGTGTAGCTAATCCAGGCGGTATGCCTTACATGGATCGTGAAACAGATGAAAATCTATCAATGGAAGATTTAGCAGAAGATAGAGCAGCTATGAAAGATCTAGCTCCTGAGTCAGGTATTACTAAGTTATTAGATAGATTACAAACAGAAGCAGATATAGCTTCAGATGTAAATGAGTCAAGAGAGTTTATGAATACTCCTGAACCTTTGTATAAGAATGTTTTAGATACAAGAACCGGTCAACTAAAAAGAGTAGACGTTAATGATCCTGGTGTTAGAGAATCAATTATGAAAAGAGAACTTGTTCCTTTCGAAGAAAATATGCCTGCACCAAGAATGGAAGATATGGTTAGTCCTACACCTATTAGTGATAGGAGACCTGTTAATCCTGACATCAACGATCAAATAGATGACATGATGAGAGATCAATATATGAATCAATTGTATAATCAAGCATTAGAATATCAAATGGAAAAAGAACAAGACGGCAGTACAACAATAAGAGATCCAAGAACAGGTCAAATCACAGGATTTAATGTAGCAGATGGTGGTATAATAGGATTAGGTCATGGTGGTATGTCAAATCCTATGGACATGCAGGCCATGGATGGTATGATGTTTAAAGATCCTGAAGACGGTGACGAATGGGAATATAATGTTTAATTTTAACACAAAGGATATGTTATGGTTAGCAGGGCTAGTTCTTAGCTTTGGTGTTACCTGGGGTATGTGGAGTGAAAGATTGAATGCTGTAGAACAAAAAGCAAATAGTGTTGCAGAAATGCAACAAGATATTGCTGTTATCAAAGTACAATTACAGTCTATGGACGACAAAATGGCCTGGATGGAAGAGTTTTTAATTAAGAATTATAAGGAGTTTTAGAATGGAATTAGATATGCCTAGACTTTTGAAATCGGTTCGTGACCATGAAGGCTTTAGGGACCAGGTGTACTTGGATACTTTAAATAAAAGAACTGTGGGAGTAGGCCACCTCTGTGTAGAAGATTTTTGGGAAGATGATAAGAAATATTCAGAAAAGTTTTTAATGGAAATACTAGAAAAAGACCTAGAAAACGCCATATCTGGAGCAGAAGAGTTATTAAAAGAGTGCAATTTGCCTTCTTTAGCTAATGAAATCGTAGTAGAGATGGTTTTTCAACTGGGAAAAACAGGGGTCTCTAAGTTCCGTAATTTTTTAGCTGCTTTACAGGGGGATTCCCCTCAGTGGTTGAAAGCAAGCGAGGAGATGTTGGACTCACGTTGGGCAAAACAAACGCCTAATCGTGCGAAAGGCATGAGTGAAGTAATAGCTAGTTTAGCATAAGGGGGATGTATCATGTGTGAATATTGTGGTGGCGAATGCATTTGTAGATGAAACAACTATTAATAATATTAGCTTTATTTACGTCTGTAGCAATAGTTACAGACGTAAAAGCAAACACAAATACCGTGTCGTCAACAGTTTTAAATAATGCACCTGCAACAGCGAATGCACCGACCGTCCTCAACTCAAATTCTGATATTTGTAAAATCGGAATTGGCGGAAGTGTCCAGAATAATATTTTAGGTGTCGCTACAGGTTACGTCATCACAGACGAATTTTGTGAGCGTGTTCGCACAAGTCGTGCATTATATTCCTATGGCATGAAGGTGGCAGCAGTGAGTTTGTTGTGTCAGGACCATCGTGTCTGGACATCAATGAAAAATGCAGGGACCCCGTGCCCTGTAAACGGATTTATCGGTGCTGAAGCTGCAGCTTATTGGGAAGAAAATCCTGAAAAAATTCCAGAGGGTTCTCCTTACAAAGAAGATTATTTGCAAATAAAAAAAGATGAAACAAAGGAGTTTAGTGATGCTAACCAGATTGCTCTTTTTAAAGCTATGTTTATTCTTACTACTGGTCTCCTCTTATTCTAAAGCAGACTGTTT